GAAACCCCAGTGGAAGCAGGAGAAGAAGCAGCAGTAGAGGAAGCAGGAGAAGCAGTAGCAGAGGCAGAAGCACCAGCTGAAGCAGAAGCAAAACCTGAAGGTAAGAGTATCACGTTGGCAGAAATGAAATCAGTAATTGAAACACTGACTAAAGATGTTGATGTACTTAAGAAAGAGAATTCTGAGCTTAAAGCAATCGTAGAAAAACCTTTGCAAAAAAGTAAAGGCGCAGAAAACAAATCAGAAGCAAAAAGCCAAGAGACAGCAGATGTAAAATCATTCGGCGGTCCAATGGACTTAATAGCATAGAGGTAAATGAAAATGACAGAAAAAGGAACAAGCTCTATCGGTCAAGGTTTCGACCACGCAGGAGCATATGAAGCCTCATTTGGTTTATTGAAAGCTGGCACAGCATATGTGAACGGTTGGACTGGATCAGATATCAGAGGACAATTAAAAGATACCATGGAAAAAGGTATGAAGTCAATACAAACAAAAGCACTTGGTCCCACTACAGGCGGAGCAGGAACAGCAGGATATGCACTTGTACCAATATATGTAGATCCAAGAATCACTGACCAAAGCAGAAAATGGACTCCACTTGTGGAATTAATTCCAAGAGTGACAAACATGGGCTTAACAGCTGATTATAACATTATTACAGCTAAAGGTGGCGGTTACACAGCACTTGCTGATGCAGCACTACCTGAAACTGATGATACATATGACAGACAATCTGTAAGCATCAAATTCTTGTATGCAGTAGGAAGAACACTTGGACCAATGCAGGCAGCAATGCCATCATACATGGTTGAAGGATTTAACCCAACTGGTTCAGGAATGGGACAAGGTACTTTCAGCCCAGCTGGAGCACCAAATGCAAAACAGCTTGAAGTGTTAATGAAGGCAAGAGAACTAAAAGAATTGGAAGAAAACTTAATTCTTAATGGTTCAACCTCAACTGATGCAACACAATTCGATGGAATTGTAGCTCTTCAATCAACCACAAATCAGAATGATCTTGATGGTGCGGCTCTTACATGGGATGATGTTGAAGAAACAGTACAGAGTGCATATGATGATGGTGGAAGGCCAAAATTAGCAGTGGCAAGTTCAAGTGTTGTAACTGATCTAAGAAAGATAATGATCGATACTTTCAACTTTAGACCAAGCGATTTGACTGGCGGAGTAGAACTACCTTTCGGTATTCCTGCAATGTTAGTACTTCAGACAATGGTTGGACCAGTACCAGTTATTCCAAGCATGTTCTTAAGCAACACCAGTGGAGCAAAACAGATTTTCTTCCTGGACACCGACTTTATCGAGATGCGAGTATTACAGGATATGACATACGAGGATCTTGCTAAGACAAACGACAGCAGTAAATTCATGTTGAAAATATATGAAGCGCTGGTCATGAGAGCTCCAAGTTTCAATGCTTTCATAGACAACATCTTGTGAGGTAATTACGATGGGACTATTAGTAGAAGGAACAGGCTATGAAATCACAGGTGTGCAACGTGGAGATGTTTATAATGAGATTGTTATCAAAACAATCAATACTGTAGACACCGGTGACACAATCGTAGTGGACATGACAAAGTATGGCATCAATGCAACAGGACTGATGGGAGTTAGAGGAGATGTGCAAACAACTGCAAACTCAGTTGCAGCACAGGCAGATCCAACAACCTCAGTATCATCTGGAAGCATTACACTGACTTTGACAGGAGCAACAAATGACCAAACATACATAGTTGTGAAAGGATTTGCGGTACCTAACCCAAGTTCGGCCTTATAAGTGATTGAAAAATGGCACTTGTAGAAGGAACAGACTATGAAATTGTTGGTGTACAGCGAGGAGATGTTTATAACGAAGTTGTTATAAGGACCATTAATACAGTAGATGATACAGATGAAATTGATGTCGATTTGACAAAATATGGTATCAATGCAACTGGATTATATGGCGTTGAAGGATATGAACACACAACAGCAAACAGTATTGTTGTTGCAGCAGATCCAACGACCACAGTCACAACTGGAACAATAACTTTGACAGTTACTGGTTCAAATGATAACAACCAAAGGTATTACATCATAAAAGGATTCGCAGTACCAAACCCAAGCTCAGCAATTTAACTGAGCATTTTTTTATTTTTTAATATTTGATTACAATGTGATTGAATATATATGTCGGCTTGGAGCGGCATGCAAAAGCAAAGACCCCAAGGGAGATATATAAAATGGCAAGATTAGGACACGTATCAGGAGAAGTAAAAGGAGACTTAGACTTTTTAGGACAATGCAATTTCAGACAAGGTGCATCAGGATCAGGAGTTCAAGTAATCAAAGATTCAAACATTTGGTATGTTGATGGTTCAAAAACAGGTCCGGCAGCAAGCGGAAATGGAATGTCTTGGAAAGAAGCATTTTTAACAATCACAGAAGCAGTTGCAGCAGCAGGAAGAATGGACACCATATATATTGCAGCAAAGAATATTACTGATTACACAGGGGATCCAACAAGTTATGCAGAAACTGTTATAATTCCAAATACACATGATGGATTGCAAATGATTGGTGTAAGCAGAGGAATCACACAAGGTGGATTGCCTCAAATCAGGATAGGAGCAGGAAGTACCGCAATGCTTACTATTAGGGCGGCAGGTTGCTTAATTGCAAATCTTGGATTCAATGGAGCAAGTTCAACAGGTGGTGGGATATTACTTGATGATGATTATGTAGCAAAGTGCGCATTTGGAACAACCATCATAGGATGTCACTTCAAGAATTGTACAACCACAACAACAGTTGCAGCATCAGGTGGAGCTATTTATACAACCACAGCAGGAAATGCATGGCAATGTAGCTTTATAGGGAATCATTTCTATAAGAATGAAGTTGATATTTGTTTGAGATCAACATCAAATACACAACCACAGGACTGGGTTATTAAAGATAATATTTTCTCAGGACCAGCAGCAAACGTGAACTGTAATCTTTTCTTATCAGGAACAGGAGATGGAGTTAATGGTGTAATTATTGACAACAATATCTTCCCATGTGATCCAGCACTTAGTTCAGGAGACATCAATACAAATTGTAGTTTAACTGGATGTGTGGGTGTGTATTCAAGAAACATGCATGGATTCACAGGATTGACTCTTGGAGATGGAGCAGGTGTAACTGCTGGATTGATTCCATTAACAGTGTTTATGGTTGCAAATTATCAAGAAGATGCAATCATTGTAAGAACAAGTTAAATTATTTTTTTTATTTTTTTTATTTTAATTCACAATCACAAATCAATAACAAACCCAATTTAACAGGGACAAATAAACGAGGTCATAAACATGCCAAGCAAAATAACCATGCACAAAATTGAAAATACAATTGCAGTAGGAGCAACTACAGGGAATTCGTATTCAAAAGCAATAAGAGGAAAAATCCTCTCAATAAAGTTAATTTATTCTAATACAACACACAGTTCTTCAAGCGATAGAGATATTAATATCTTTGAGATGAATCCTGAAGATCCAACAGCAGTAGGTGATGCATTGCAGGAAGTTCTTAATGTGGGAACTCTCGGAGCTGATCCAGATGCAGACAATGATGTTTATTATCCAAGACGAGCAGCAGAAGATAACACAGGAACAGAGTTGGTCTTTTTATCAACAGACACAGCAGTGGTTCCAGTCCCATATGTGATATTTGGGAGATTAAATCTTGCAATCACAGCAGCAGCAGCAGGAGACATCACAACAGCATATATCATGGTAGAGGAATATTAAAATGAAATTCAAAAACGAAACAGGAGAAAATGCTAAGTACAGACTTGATAGTATGAAAGATTGTATTTGGAAAACAGCTCATCCAGGACAAACAGTAGACATTCCAGAGCACATAGGTGATTCTTTAAAATTAACTAAGATTGAAGAAATAGTTGAGACCAAAGAAGATACTGGAGAAAAGAAGATTGTGGATGAAGCAAAGGTGGAAAATGAGCAGGAAAAAGAAAATCCAGAGGATGATGCGGGGTTTCGAGAAAAACAGTACAAAGAAAAACTTATCTCTATTAAAGGTGTGGGTAAGAAAAGTGCTGAAGATATTATCAAAGATTATCCCACAGAAGAAGTCTTAATTGCAGCAATCAAAAAGGATGAAGAAATCCACAATTATGACAATGTTGATGCAGCAGTCAAAAAATCATTCAAATGAGAATATAAGGTGTTTATTATGAAATCAGATGGTAATGGTGGATATGTAATCCAAAAAGGAGCTTTTGCACTTATTATGGTAATTATCGCTCTTTTAAGTTGTATTGCCACAGTTGTTGCATATGGTGTATCAATTAAATCTGATGTTGATTATTTGAAAGCAGAATATGCTGAATCAGGACCAAGACACACAGCAGTGATTGATTCAATCGAAGAAAGAATCGGTTATTGTGAAAAAACCTCAGCTGAAACAGTAGTAATAATAAAAGAGATGCATGCAGACATTAGTGAAATCAAAGCTGATATTAAGGAATTAATCAAAAAATGACATATATAACCGCAGCAGACGTGAGAAGAGCCAGTGGAGCTCCAAGTAGTTTAATCTCTGATACTCTGATAGACCAAGCGATCGTAATAATCGAAGAAGAAATGACCAGATGGATGAATACTGCATTTGTCCCAACAGTAAGGATTGAGCATAGGGATGGGAACAGTTTGGCAAGAATGTTCACAATGAAGAACCCTTTATTGAGCGTGCGGGCCTTGACAATTAATGATTCAACAAGTATCACTCCAGCTTATATTGATGTTGAAAAACAAAGTGGAAAGATCACTTTAAGCAGAGAAGCAGAGGGCGGAACATTTGTCCAGGGAACAAATAACACATTTATCAAATATTT